ATATCCATTGACCCTTGAGCGAGGCCGGGCGCGGAAGCAAGAGCGCCATGGCTGTTTGGTGGATGCATGAGCGACGACAAGCAGGCAGACCGATACGCCACCGCCCGTTGGCTGCTGCTGTCGCTGCTGATCCTGGCAGTCATCGCGGGGCTGCCGGAATGAGCCGCCTGTTCCGGTTTGAGCTGCATGACGGCACTGGTGGGAGCGTGATCTATCCAGAGCCGGTGACGCTGGAAACCGTCACGGCGGACTGTCACGCACGGTTTGGGATTGAGCGGGTTAAGGGGGTGAGTTGTGGCTAACCGTCTCGTCGTCAATGGCCCGGCAAAGCTGGCTGAGTGCATTGCGCGCCTGACTGCACTCTACCGTCAGCACAAGTACGTGAAGCTGACCGTCAGCACCGGCAAAGACCGCACCCTTGATCAGAATGCGCTTTGGTTCGGCATGTACAAGCGCGCTGCTGAAATGATCGAGGCCGGCGACGCCGAAGAGGTGCGCAAGCTGTGCAAGCTGGAGGTCGGTGTCCGCATCCTCCTGCGCGACAGCCCGGACTTTCACGCCACCTGGTTCAGGCTGTTCGCCCACCTCAGCTACGAGGAAAAGCTGGAGCTGATGGGCGGTCACCCGGTGGCCGGGCCGGAAGGGCTGCCGGTGACGCGCCTATTCGACCGCAAGCAGGGGATTGAGTACACCGAGCGGGTTGCGGCCAAGCTGCGGGCGCAGGGTGTTTATCTGGATGATTTGTTGAGCGAGGAGGCGGCGTGAAAGCAGGCCACGAGAAACCGGTCAACGGTACCGCCGCGCGAGTTATGGCGGCAGGAACGCATTTCGAGTATCGAGCGCTCGAGTCAGAAATATGCTCGCCCACGCCGCTACCTACAAAGACGCCCATGAAAGGAGCGCCGGATCTTACAGGCATGAAGCTCGGCAGGCTGATCGTTGTCGGTCTTGCCGTCACTCCAAAGCGATGGGTGTGCCGGTGCTCATGCGGAAATTACGTGTTGCGAAGAGCTGCCGCCATTCGTAATGCCGCTGCGGACGCTGCGTGCAGCCAGTGTTATCTGATGGCTGTATCAAAGCGACACGAGTTCCAGCGACGCACTGGTAGGTCATGCGAAACGAAGGACTTCATGCGATGAACGCCTTCAAGCCCCGCAAACGCAAATGCAAGGTCTGCAAAGCTGAATACATGGCCCAGCGCCCAATGCAGAACGTGTGCACAGGGTCCTGCGCGCTGAAGTTGATCCAGCAGCAGAACGAGAAGGCCAGACAGGCCAAGGCCAAGCGCGAGCGCAGGGAAAGCCGGGAGGCAAAGCAGCGCCTCAAGACCAAGGGTGACCACCTGCGCGAGGCTCAGGCGGCATTCAATGCCTACATCCGCGAGCGTGACCGCGGCCTGCCGTGCATCAGCTGCGGATCAATGCCGAGTGACGGCGACCTGCTGACCGGGAGTCGCATCGATGCAGGCCACTACAGATCAACCGGGTCATGCCCGGAGCTGCGGTTCGAGCCGCTGAACTGCCATGCCCAGTGCGTGAAGTGCAACCGCAACCTGTCGGGCAATGCCGTTGAGTATCGCATCAGGCTGATAAGGCGCATTGGCCAGGCCTCGGTTGAGTGGCTGGAAGGCCTGCATGAGGCCAAGCGCTACACCATCGAAGACCTGAAGGACATTAAGGCCAAGTACCGGGCAATGACGCGGGAACTGAAGCGGGCGAATGATAAAACTACAGCGGGGGAGCTGGCACATGGCGAGGCGTGATGCGGAAGAGCTGCTGACCAACTGGGGGCGCTGGGTATGGCATCAAGCCGGGGTGCCACGGTACACCAGCCCGATGTTCGCCCTGATGCGGGATAACGTGGCGCAGGAATCGGTGCCAGCACCAGTGATCACTGACGATGAGGCGATGATGATCGATGCAATCGTCGCCAGAATGTGGCGGCGCGATGAGCAGATGGCCGACTGCCTGCGGATTTACTACTGCACCAGCCGGACGATGCACGGTGTCGGGGTTGTCCTGGGTATCCACCGCAAGAAGGTTGCCGAGCTGCTGCTGGCTGGCAGGGCATACGTTGAAGGGAGCATTGACCGAGTGGAGCATGCAGCCTAAACACAAGATGTTGTGTTCTTGTGTTGACGTGGCGCCATGGAATCGTTAATTTGTGCCTACATTGCGGTTTTACCGCTCCGAACATAGAACCCGTCCACTGAGGCGGGTTTTTTTATGCCTGAAATTCACTGACCACGGACGGCTCACCAACGGGCCCCGCCCGGGACTATCCACTATGAGGAATCACCAGATGAGCGAGCCGGCATCAACGGCGCTTGGCGGCTTCGCGCTGACCAAGGTCGCCGGCTTTCTTTTCGGCGCCACCTTTGCCGCCATCGTTGTGATGGCTATGACTCAGCCGAAGAGCCGGAGAGAATGGGCGGTCGCCCTGATTTGCACTGTCATCGCCTCGGTATGCGGTGGAGCCTTCGTTGTGCAGTGGTTCGACCTGCACGCATGGGCAGAGGTGTGGCATGGCTCGGTCGCGCTGGCTGGCCTGCACTTCGTCTGCGGGTTGCCTGCCTGGGTGGTCGTCCGCGCCTGGTTCGCGTATGCCGACAAGCGCCAAGGCACCACGCTCGTGGACATGATCAAAGAGATTCGTGAGGCGATAGGGCGCTGATGGCCTGTTCTGCATGTGAGCGCAGGCGCGCATGGATGGTTAAGTGGGCACGCATCGCCCGGGAGAGAGCACGTGCAACAGTTACTGGAAGAGCTGATCGAAGCGCTGCAGGCGCAGACAGCGGCGATCAACGAGTTGGTCAAGACCAATCAGACGATCATTGAGATTGTGATGGATGACGCGGGTGATGGCGGCGCTGCCATCGAGACGGTAAGTCTCGACACTTATCTCGACGGCAGCACTGGTCGCCGCTGATATGGGCAGGCTCAGCACTGTTAAGCCGCGCGTCCAGATGGCAGAGGGTCGTCAGATGGCGCGAGCAGACGACGTGCAGGTCGATCGCTGGGGCTCTGGCCGTGGCGGTCGCCCCTGGCGCCGAAAGCGTGACCAGATCTTCCTGCGTGACGGATACACCTGTCAGCACTGCGGCAAGGTTACCCACGAACTGGAGCTCGACCACATCGTCAACGTCGCGCAAGGCGGCACAGATGACGACGAGAACCTTCAGTCCTTGTGCGTACCTTGCCACAAGCAGAAGACCGCTCTGGAGAGCCAGCAAGCCCGCTCCTGAAGGGTAGGGGGGGTGGTCGGATTGTCCCGGAGAGAAGGCAGCGGACACCGCGCCCAAACTCATTTGCAGATTTTTTCCCGCTTTGAAGGTATTTGTTAATGGCGCTCACAAACAAGCAGCGCCGATTTGCCGAAGCAAAGGCAGCCGGCGCAAGTAACAGAGAGGCCGCTGAGGCCGCTGGATACGCGGCTTCCTCGGCTTCTGCTGCTGGTTCTCGGCTCGCGAAGCATCCCGACGTGGAAGCCTTCGTCGAAATGTTAAAGATCGCGGCGCTGGTTAACACCGAGCTTGGCGACCAGGCAGGTGGCTCGCCTGTCGGCGAAATGCCCGACGGCGACGGAGAGTTTCTCGACTCGCTCCCCCAGACCGATGACCCGCTTACCTGGTTGCTCGCGCTCATGAATGAGCCCCGGGCGAAGATATTCGACCGGCGCAACGCTGCTCAGAAGGCTGTCGACTATTTCCACAGCAAGAAGGGCGACAGCGGCAAGAAGGGCGAGAAACAGGCTGCCGCTCAGAAGGCCACTGGCGGAAGGTTCGGCGCAGCGCCGCCACCGCCACTGCATGCGGTCAAGTAAGTGGACTGGTCTACAGCCTGTCCGGATTGGGCTGAAAGGCTCAAGAACGGACAGACGATCATCCCTGCGCCGATTTTCAAGGCGGAGGCCGAGCGAGCGCTCGATATTTTCAAGCAGCTGCGAGTTGTCGACCTTCCGGGCAAGCCGACGTTCGGCGAGTGCTCTGATCAGTGGGTGTTCGACTTTGTCGGGGCGATCTTCGGTGCCTATGACGCCGATACCGGAAACCAGTTGATCAGGGAGTTTTACCTCCTGATCAGCAAGAAGAACACCAAGTCGACCATTGCGGCGGGCATCATGCTCACCGCGCTGATTCTGTGCTGGCGCGAAGAGGAAGAGCACCTCATCCTTGCGCCAACCAAGGAAGTCGCTGACAACAGCTACAAGCCAGCAGCCGGCATGGTGCGGGCAGATGAAGAGCTGTCCGATATGTTCCACATCCAGGATCACATCAGGACTATCACCCATCGCGTTAATCGAAACAGCCTTAAGGTTGTGGCTGCTGACACTGACACCGTATCGGGCAAGAAGTCTGGCCGGGTGATGATCGATGAACACTGGGTGTTCGGATCGAAGCCGAACGCCGAGTCCATGTTCATGGAGGCCACCGGCGGGCAGGTTTCTCGCAATGAGGGCTGGGTGATCTTCCTCACCACCCAGAGCGATAAGCCTCCGGCCGGGGTGTTCAAGGAAAAGCTGCAGTATTACCGCGATGTTCGGGACGGTGTCATTGTCGACCGTAAGTCGCTCGGGGTTCTGTATGAGTTCCCGGAGGCGATGGTTAAGTCCAAGGCGTACATGGACTCCGCCAACTTCCACATTACCAACCCCAATCTTGGGCGCTCTGTCAGCAGAGAGTGGCTAGAAGACCAGCTCCGCAAGAAAAAGGACAAAACGGACGGCACGCTGCAGCAGTTTCTGGCGAAGCACCTGAATGTCGAGATCGGTCTGGCGTTGCGCTCTGATCGCTGGGCTGGTGCCGAGTTCTGGGAAGGCCAGGTGCAGGCTTGCTCTCTGGATGAGCTGCTTGATCGGAGTGAGGTGGTTTGCGTCGGAATTGACGGCGGTGGCCTTGACGACTTGCTCGGCCTTTATGTGATTGGCCGCGAGAAGGACGCAGGCAGGAAGCTGGGCTGGGGTTACGCGTGGGCGCACCCGTCGGTGCTTCAGCGTCGCCAGGAGATCGCCCCAGCACTAAGGGACTTCTCGAATGACGGCCACCTGACACTGGTCGAGCATGTCGGTGATGACGTGGAGGAACTGGCTGACATCTGCGCTCACATTTTTGGGCTTGGTCTGCTGGATAAAATCGGATGCGACCCGGTTGGCCTTGGGGCGATCCTCGACAAGCTCGAAGAGCGCGAGATTCCCAGCGACCGGATCATTGGCGTAAGTCAGGGCTGGAAGTTGGGCGGCGCTATCAAGACAGCGGAGCGATGGCTTGCTGATGGCTCATTCTGCCCAGCCGCTCAGCCGCTGATGGCTTGGTGTGTCGGGAATGCCAGGGTGGAGCCGCGCGCAAATTCAATCCTAATCACAAAGCAGGCGAGCGGCACCGCGAAGATTGACCCGCTGATGGCAATGTTCAACGCAGTGACACTGATGTCGCTCAATCCGCCAGCGGCAACAACCAAATATCAGATGTTCGTTCTCGGCTAAGGCTGAGGAATTACAAACAAGCCCGCCTCGGCGGGTTTTCTCGTTTCTGGAGGTCCGCATGGATCTGGAAAAGCTGGCAAAGAACACCGACCGTGTTTACAGCACCATCCAAATTAAGGCGGTCGATGATGACAGCCGGACGATTACCGGCATCGCCAGCACCCCCGGCACCGACAGAGACGGCGACATTGTCGAGCCGGAGGGCGCCGAGTTTGCGCTGCCTGTCCCGCTGCTCTGGCAGCACCGCCATCTTGAGCCTATTGGCAATGTGATCAAGGCCAGGGTCACCAAGGCCGGCATTGAGATCGTTGCCCAGATGGTCGCCCCCACGGCAGACATGCCAGCTCAGATGACGGCACGCCTGCAAGAGGCATGGGCCTCTATCAAAACAGGTCTTGTACGCGGGCTATCAATTGGGTTCAGCCCCAAGGAATACAGCATGCTCGATAGTGGCGGCGTGCACTTCCTGCGCTGGGGCTGGAATGAGCTCTCTGCGGTAACCATTCCGGCCAATGCCGGTGCCACCATCACTTCTATCAAATCGTTCGACAAAAAGCAGCTGGCCGCGCTCGGTCAAAAGGCTGCACCTGTTGTGCGTGCTGATACCTCTGCCGGCGCTTCGGCAAGCATCACCAAAACCATCAAAGTACCGAAGCCCGAGGAGGGCACCGCTATGAAAACGCTCGCTGAGCAGATCGCCGAGTTTGAGGCGACTCGCGTAACCAAGTCTTCCGCCATGGAAGCAATCATGACCAAGGCCGCCGAGGAAGGCGTGACTCTGGATGCTGAACAGTCCGAAGAGTTCGACACCCTCGAAGCTGAAGTCGCAGCAATCGACAAGCACCTGTCTCGCCTCAAGGCGATGCAGAAGTCTCAGGCGGCCACCGCCAAGCCCGCAGTGCAGACCGTAGCCGGCGAGCCCGCAGAGCGGGGCACCGCCTTCGAAATCGGCAAAGGCCTGCAGGTTCGCGCCAAGAATACCCAGAAGCTGGAGCCGGGCGTTGCCTTCGCGCGCGCTGCCAAGTGCCTTGCGCTGGGCCATCTTGAGCACCGCAATGCCATTGAAATCGCCAAGTCCCTGTACGACGGTCAAGACTCGATCATCGCCGCCACGCAGCGACTGGTGACAAAGGCTGCCGTTGCTCCTGCGACCACCAGCGATTCAACATGGGCTGGCCCGCTGGTCGGTGATGAAACCTCTGTGTACGCTGACTTTGTCGAGTACCTGCGCCCGCAGACCATCATGGGCCGCTTTGGTCAGAACGGTATCCCGTCTCTGCGCCGCGTTCCGTTCCGCGTTCCGCTGATCGGCCAGACCTCTGGTGGTGACGGTTACTGGGTTGGTGAGGGTGGCGCCAAACCGTTGACCAAGTTCGACTTCAGCCGCACCACGCTGGAGCCGTTGAAGGTCGCCAACATCGCCGTCGCCACCATGGAGACCATCCGCGATTCCAGCCCGTCCGCCGATCTGATCATTCGTGACCAGCTGGCTGCCGCGCTGCGTGAGCGCCTGGATCTGGACTTCATCGATCCGGCCAAGGCTGCCTCTGCCGGCGTCAGCCCGGCTTCAATCCTGAATGGCGTTACCGGCATCGTTTCCAGTGGCACTGATGCGGATGCAGTTCGCGCGGACCTGAAGTCGCTGTACGGCCAGTTCATCGCAGCCAACAACGCGCCGACCTCTGGTGTGTTCGTGATGCCGGCCACTGTGGCGTTGTCGCTGAGCCTGATGGTCAACCCGCTGGGTCAACCCGAGTTCCCCGGCATCACCATGATGGGCGGCACGCTGTCCGGTCTGCCGGTCATCGTATCCGAGTACGTTCCTGCTGATACCAGCGGCCACATCGTGGCCCTGGTCAACGCCAGTGATATCTACCTGGGTGACGAGGGTGGCATCGATCTGTCGATGTCTACCGAAGCATCGCTGCAGATGGATAACGCGCCGGACAATCCGACCAGCGCCACCACTGTCATGGTCTCGCTGTGGCAGCGCAACCTGGTTGGTTTCCGTGCAGAGCGCGCCATCAACTGGGCGCGTCGTCGCGACTCGGCTGTTGCGTATCTGACCGGCGTCAACTGGGCATAACCGAGCCATCTGGCTCAAGGGGCTGCACTGCGGCCCCTTCTACAAGATGGCATGGAGAAGAGCATGAAAGTTACCTTCACGCATAAAAGCGGCCGCCAGCAGGAAATGCACGAGCGCTTTGCGATCCCGCTGCAGAAGCTCGGGCGCGGCACCTACGTGGCGCGCGATATGCGGGCGAGCGAAGTGCCGGCACTTGAAGTGGTCGAGACTCCGCCGCCTCCCGCCGTCGAGACCTCGGCGTCTGACGCGGTAGAAAAACCAGAACCGAAGCCGGCCAAGCGCCGCGCTCGCAAGAACACCGAAGCAAACCAAGAGTAAAGGCCCGCCATGCGACTTTTCGGGATGG